AAAGGAGACACTGGTCTAAAGGGTGATCAGGGGATCAAAGGAGATCAGGGTGAAACTGGTCCACAAGGTCAGCAAGGTGTTAAAGGCGATACTGGTCAGCAAGGTGTTAAAGGCGACACTGGTCAGCAAGGATTAAAAGGCGACACTGGTCAGCAAGGATTAAAAGGCGACACTGGTCAGCAAGGATTAAAAGGCGACACTGGTCAGCAAGGATTAAAAGGCGACACTGGTCAGCAAGGATTAAAAGGTGAAACTGGTGAGCAAGGATTAAAAGGCGATACTGGTCCACAAGGTGAGAAAGGCGATACTGGTCCACAAGGTGAGAAAGGCGATACTGGTCCACAGGGTGAGCAAGGATTAAAAGGTGAAACTGGTCAGCAAGGTGAGAAAGGAGATTCTGGGAATGATGCAGAATTGCCAGATATTAATAAACTTATCGAACCTCTTTTTGTTAAAGCAAAGGATGAATTAGATTCGTATGTAATAAAAACTGATAGAGATTTTAAGAATTGGAAATCTGCAGTGAATACTCAGCTTTCAACCATCGGAGGAGGTGGTGAAGTCTGGTTAAGTCGTTTAAATGATGTTCAGAGTTCAACGGCTAAAGTTGACGGAAAATTTCTGCAGTACGATGCGGCATTAAAGAAGTGGGTAGGTGCCGAAGTTTTATCTGGTGAAGTTGGTCCACAAGGCATTCAAGGGATTCAAGGTGAGCAAGGTGTTCAGGGTGAAACTGGTCCACAAGGTGAGCAAGGCATTCAAGGTGAGCAAGGCATTCAAGGTGAGCAAGGCATTCAAGGTGAAACTGGTCCGCAGGGTGAAGGTGCAACAACCGATAATCCAGAATTTACTGGTACCGCAACATTTGAAAAAATAACATTAACACAGAATTCATTTGTAACAGAAACGGCCGACTTTACTCTATCTTCAACTCATAACGGAGCAACAGTGCTATTACAAAACACCACACCCATTACCATTACAGTGCCTTCGCAAGTTTCTGGATATACAGTAACATTTATATCTGAAACTATTAACAGTGTTGCATTCGCTTCGGGCGTTGGGTTATCTGGATTCAATTCCTTTAATGGTGCAAATCGTATAGCTGGAATATATGGTCAAGCGCAGATTATTTTTAAATCATCTGATTACGCATTTTTAGGAGGTAACGTAGTATGAGTTTTTTACCAGTAACGGGCCCTAGTAATGTACCACGTTCAGCTCCAAGTGATCTTGTTCTTGATACTATGGTTGATCCGTGGGTGCGGCCAAGCGAATGGTTAGATTTAAATAAACCAGAAGGTGTACCAGAAAAAATTATAGGTTTGATAGCTGTTTATCCTGATGAACTAAAATCTATTAGTTGGTTATCTTTTTTATGTACCACTGTTGCTGGGGGCGCAGATGCATTGACTATTGATTGGGGTGACGACACAGTTGAAACAGTGGCATCAAATTCGACTGTTACTCATGTTTATGATTATAATGATCTACCTGCCAATACAGAATTTAGAGGATATCGACAAGCGCGATTTGAGCTTACACCTACAGCTGTCGGAGATAAATTTGGGTCTATGATTGACTTTAATAAGGTGGGGCCAGCTACTAGTGCTACTATTTACTGGGGGTCAGCGATATTAGATATGTTTATTAGTACTTCAAATTGTACTAGAATTAGAATGGGTACAACGTATCCTCAGCAGTTATGTGAACAAATTGCTATTAGAAACACTCCAAATAACCGCCTAACAACAGATTACCTTACGTTATACTACTACAAAAGATCTTTGAAATCAATACCAGAAGTGCCGTATATGACAGAAGGTAATAAGTCACACGCAAACGCGTTTATTGATTGTCATAGCTTAGAGGCCATACCAGATGAATTTGCAAATCCAGACAAAAGTTGGTTTGACGAAAACACGGCCAACATGCAAGGTACTTTTCAAGGTTGCCATAGTTTGAGATATTTACCGCCTGGTTTATTTGGTGACCTTCCAAACTGTACTAATTTTTATAGAACGTTTCGAAACTGTTTTATGCTAGAGCATATTCCGTATATGGGTATAAGCACTACTGTTTCTGAAGTATGGCTAAGAGAAATGTTTTTACAATGTTCAAGGTTAAAAGCTATACCGCAAGGCTTTAATATATCAAAGGTTAGAGGCAGTCAGGCTCTATATGGGTTGTATGGTACATTTAATGGTTGCAATAGTATTCAAGATTGGTCTCTTTTAAATATAGAACAGCCAGAAACAACGCTGTTTGATATGTCTCTTGCGTTTGGGGAATACTCCGCCTATTTCCCGAACATAGCAGTATTTCCATATATAGGTCAATTTAGTAAGGTTTATGATTTATTCGCCACATTTCAGTATAAAAGTATAAGGCGGTTTAGTTCGCAATACACATATCTCGATTTTACAAATTGCACACGATTAAGACAAACATTCAGTTCGTGTTACTATTTAGAAGAGTTACCACCAATACACGTATCAGCTTTAACTCAATCGTTTTCTTTAGCTTATACCTTTCAAAATTGCTATCGGTTAAGAGAAGTTACTATTGTTGGAATGACAGCAGGTCCGGCCGATGGCGAATATACTAGATGTTTTTTAAATTGTTATGATTTACAAAAAATAAGCGGTATAGATTGGTCTTATACTAATGATTCTGGCGATTTGAGCAGCGCGTTCCAGTCTTGTCGAAACTTAGCGTATATTGATTTTCCAGGTGGACCTACCGATGAAACAGGATTTAAACATTCTGTTGTACTGAGTTATATTCGTTTAGATCGAGATGCAATACTAAATATTTTTAATCACTTATGCACAATAACTCATTCTGCCACTATTGATCTTAGGTACAATAGTTACACTGCTGATTTGACAGCTGCTGATAAACTTATAGCAACCAATAAGGGGTGGACAATATCATTATAATTATGGAAGAAGAAAACGGATTTTATAAACTAGAAGTCGGAACAGAACACTCAGTATTGATCTTTGCTACTCGTTTAGAGAATAAGAATTTTACCTTGGACATTAGTCTAAAGGACACATATGATTACCCAGTCGATGGGTGGACATACTTTAACTCATTGAACGAAGCATGTGAATCTTTTGGTGTAGATCCAGAAGAATTCAGAGAAGATCTTTTTCCAACTGAGGAAGAAATGACATAAATAACACAACTCAAAAACACAAATTGTATAAATAGAACTATGGAACAAACAGAAAAACTTTTTAACGCACTAGTCACTAACGATGCAGAAGGCGTACAACAAGCATTTCATAATGCTATGGGTGAAAAGATTCAACAGGCATACGATATTCGTAAGGTCAATCTTACATCAACAGTATTCAATTCTCAAGAAGTAAGTGAATCGGTTGAACTCGATGAAGCGCTTAGCGCAAAAGACTTTTTAAAAGGTGGAGATTCTAAAATCTCAGATAGCGATGTCGATGATTTGCTTGGTAAGATATACGACAGCGGTACTTTAACTAAAGCTCTTGTTCGAAATAAAGCATATCAGGACGGAGAAGATAATCCTAAGAAGAAGAACACCTACAAGAAGGGAACAGCTGATTTTCATCTCTTTCAATTAGGTCAACAAATCGAACAATCAAGATCGTAATATGAAATTAATTACAGAGCATTTAGATCAAGTCGAATACATCACAGAAGCAAACGATAAGGGAGAAAAGAACGTCTTTATCGAAGGTGTATTCATGCAAGCGGAGCAAGAAAATCGCAACAATAGAATTTATCCTAAAGCAATACTGACAGAAGCAACTGCCAAGTATGTTAAGGAGCAGGTTAAAACTGGAAGAGCAGTTGGTGAATTGAATCACCCTGAAGGTCCACAAATTAACCTAGATAAAGTTTCACATCGTATTACTGAACTTAATTGGAACGGTAATAATGTTGTTGGAAAAGCACTGATACTAGACACGCCAATGGGTAAAATCGTGAAAGGTCTCGTCGAAGGCGGGTGTAAGTTAGGTGTTTCAAGTCGTGGTATGGGTACTGTTGAGAGAAGAGAAAATAAGTCATATGTTAAGGATGATTTTATCCTTAATACAATTGATATTGTTCAAGATCCCTCTGCACCATCTGCCTTCGTTGAAGGTATTATGGAAGGTGTAGAATGGATATGGGACAATGGTCTTCTGAAGCCTCAGCAAATTGAAAGTTATGAGACAGAAATCAAAAGGGTATCTTCCGGGCGTCTAAGTGAGGCTCAGGAACGTATTTGGCAAGATTTCCTCTCCAATCTCTAATCTAATAAAGAAAGTTACAAATTATGTCCGAAGATATTATAGAAGACATCACAGAAGAAGCTTTGCTTGAAGATCAGGAGCTTGTGCAGGATACATCTGCCGAAGAAGTTACTGAACAACAAGGCTATTCTGAGACAATCGAAGGTATTCTCCTAGGTGAAGGCAAGAAGTCCAAAACAGAATCTGATGAAGAAGAGTCCGAAGAGGATGAATCTGAAGAAGAGGAAGAAATGGAAGAAAGCGCCAAATCCAAGAAAGAAGAATCTGATGAAGAAGATTCCGAAGAGGAAGAAGTAGAAGAAAGTGTTATTGTATCACAGAAACCTACGAATGAATCTAAAAAGGAAGAATCTGAAGAAGAGGAAGTAGAAGAAGAGGAAGAGGAAGAAATGGAAGAATCTACAGTAAACGAAGATTTGTCCATCCTTATCCAAAGTGAAGCTAATCTAACCGAAGACTTCAAGGCTAAAGCATCAACATTGTTTGAAGCTGCTGTCTCTCAAAAAGTTGTTGCCGAAAGGGAACGTCTTGCTGAAGAGTATGCAAATGACCTTGTAGAAGAAGTTACAGAAGTACGTGAAAGTCTTATCACCAAGATCGATGATTACCTCAGTTATGTGGTTGAGTCGTGGGTAGAAGATAATCAAGTCGCTGTTGACTCTAAGCTTCGTACAGATATTGCTGAAGGTTTCATCGGTTCTCTCAAGCAATTGTTTGTTGAGAATTACATCGAAGTTCCTGAATGCAAAGTAGATCTATTCGACGAACTGTCAGAAGAAGTTCAAGAAGTAAAAGATTCACTTGCACTATCTGAAAGCACTAATATAGAGCTTCAAGAAAGAGTAGAAGATCTTGCACGAAAGAACATCCTTGCAGAACAATCTTCAGATCTTGCAGCTACTCAAGTAGCAAAACTCGAATCGCTCACTGAAGAAGTTGAGTTTGTATCTGAAGCAGTTTTTGCTGAGAAAGTTGCAACAATCAAATCTTCGATGTTCGCTTCTAATTCTAAGTCAGAAGAAATCGTCCTTGAAGAAAATAATTCAAAGTCAGAAATCATTGTTGAAGGTGAAGTTGATTCTCAAGCAGAATTGACATCAGACATGAAGTCATACCTCTCAGCAATCACAAGTCAAATCAAGTAAATTAACGGTGATTCATACCACCAAAAACCAACAAATAGAAAATAAATAATATGTTTAACGCAGAACAAGATATCAAAAAGTGGGCTCCAGTACTAGAACATGCTGACGCCACTCCTATCACAGACAGCTACAAAAAGGCTGTTACCGCTAAGCTTCTCGAAAACACTGAAGTAGCTCTTAAACAAGAGCGTGCTCAGTACGGTAACCTTAACGAGAACAATCAAACAACTGGTGCAGTTTCTAACTTCGATCCAGTTCTTATCTCCCTTGTACGTCGTGCAATGCCTAACCTCATCGCTTATGATGTAGCAGGTGTTCAGCCGATGTCCGGTCCAACTGGTCTTATCTTCGCGATGAAGGCACGTTACAACGACAGCGATCCTGCTGGCATTATCACCGCTGCTGATGATACCGAAGCTCTCGGTCTCGACGAGCCTGATACAGCTTTCTCCGGTACTGCAGCAGGCGAAGGCTATGACACTGCTCCTGGTGAAGCACTTGGTGCAGCTGGTGGTACAGGCTTCGGTGACATGGGTTTCACAATCGAAAAAGCTGTTGTTGAAGCTAAGACACGTGGTCTTAAAGCTGAATACACAATGGAGCTTGCTCAAGATCTGAAGGCTATCCATAACTTGGATGCTGAATCTGAGCTTGCTAACATCCTCTCGACTGAAATCCTTGCTGAAATCAATCGCGAAGTTATCAACACAATCAATGATAAAGCTATCGTTGGCTTTAACGGTGATCTTACTCCTGGTACAACTGACACATTCGACCTTGTGTCCAATGCTGATGGCCGTTGGGCTGTTGAGAAGTTCAAGAGCTTGATGTTCCAAATCGAAGTTGAAGCTAATAAGATCGCACTTACCACTCGTCGTGGTAAAGGTAACTTCGTTATCTGCTCTTCTAACGTTGCTTCTGCTCTTGCAGCTGCCGGCGTTTTGGATTACGCTCCTGCTCTCGCAACAAATCTTCAAGTTGACGCAACTGGTAACACCTTCGCAGGTGTTCTTAATGGTCGCATGAAGGTATATGTTGATCCTTATGCAGGTCCTGATTATGTAACAGTTGGCTATCGTGGCACTAACGCATACGATGCTGGTCTCTTCTACTGCCCATACGTACCACTCACTATGGTTCGTGCAGTTGATGAAAGCACATTCCAACCGAAGGTTGCTTTCAAGACTCGTTACGGCATGGTCAAGAACCCATTCGTAGAATCTGCTACTAGTGGCGGCGTTGGAGGGGCAGGCCTAAATCCATACTTCCGTAGGTTCTTGGTAACTAGCATCAATGTTGGTGAATAATTGATCTAGTTTAAATCTTAAGTGGAGATCCTTCGGGGTCTCCACTTTTTTTGTATAAATATATACATGAGCCTAACAAATAATTTTAACTTCTTATCTCCTACAGGATTTAAGCTATCGATCGAATCACCTAAATTCGATAACCTAGAGTACTTCATTACAACAGTTTCTCTTCCGAGTATGTCATTAGCTGAAGTAAGTTCTAGTTTTCAAAATCAACAAGGATTTGTGAGCGGCGATCAAGTCAATTTCGATTCTCTTGAAGTAACATTCTCGGTCGATGAAGATATGAATAACTATAATGAAGTATTCAATTGGATAAAGGAAACTGCTGATAGCGATACTCAAGTTACTAATGATATTATATTGAGTATTCTTACAAGTCATAACAACCTCAATCGACAAATTAGGTTTGTTAATGCGATTCCAGTTTCTCTCGGAGGTGTCGAGTTCACTACTCAAGCAAGTGATATCGAATATCTTCAGAGCAATGTGTCGTTCAGGTATGACTATTTCGAACTAATCAGGTAGTATAAATACTTTTATATTATGATACTTGATGAAATTTTAAAAATGTGGAGTGAAGATGTTAAGATTGATGATCTTAACCTTGACGAAGAAACAACGAAGTCAGCTAAGCTTCACTCAAAATACTTAGAGCTCTTTACACTTGCTAAGCTGCAACTAAAGAGAAATGAAACGGAGATGAATAAGCTTCGTAAGAATAAGTGGTTGTACTTTAGTGGTAAGATGACTAAAGAAGAAATGGATAAGCTTGGTTGGCAATATGATCCATTCAATGGTATGTCTAAACCACTCAAATCTGATATGGATATGTATTACAACTCTGATGAAGATATCATTCGAGTAGCAGGTAAAATCGATTATCAGAAAATGATGGTAGAAGTTCTAGAAGAGATTATGAACAACTTGAGATGGAGACACACAAACATTAAGAATATCTTAGAGTTTAAAAAGTTTACATCTGGAGCGTAACTTAATAATATTTAGAACATGCTCAATATCCGTAAAGTTAACGAAGCTAAGATACACATATCTAGTGATGATAGTGGTGTATTAATGGAGCTACAAGAATATTTTACGTTCTTCGCTGAAGGCTATAAGTTCATTCCAAGTTATCGCAATAAGATGTGGGATGGAAAAATTCGACTCTTTTGTAGGAGATCTCAGACAATGGCGTTTGGTCTTTTAGGTAAGATTGTTGAATTCGCTACAGATCGTAACTATGAAATTAACATCGATGAGAATATTAAACCTACTCTTAGTTCGACTGACGAAGAACTAGACACTTTCATTAGTGAGCTATCTCTATCATCGAAAGAGAATGTTATTCAAGCTCGTGATTATCAAACTGCGGCATTTAAAGAAGCTGCTACATCTCAAAGAACGATACTACTCTCTCCTACAGGATCTGGTAAATCTCTCATGATCTATATGCTTGCTCGATACTTTCTTTCGAAAGAGATGGATCGAAAGGTTCTAATCGTGGTGCCAACTACTTCACTCGTAGAGCAGATGACAAAGGATTTTGCTGATTATTCCTCGAATGATCCTGATTATAACGTTGACGAAGAGGTACATAAGATCTATTCAGGAAAAGAGAAGTTTGACATTAACGCATCGATCGTTATTACTACGTGGCAGAGTGCTATTAAACTTCCTCTTTCATGGTTTGAATCATATGGCATGATTGTAGGTGATGAAGCTCATACCTTTAAAGCGAAGAGTCTAACTACTATCATGGATCGCTTAAGTAGAGCATATGTTCGTATAGGAACGACTGGTACTCTTGATGGAGGTAAAGTAAATGAGTTGGTTCTTGAAGGAAGTTTTGGTCCAACATATAAAGTGACGAGCACCAAGAAGTTGATGGATGAAGACACATTAGCAGATCTAGATATTCAGTGCTTAGTGCTAAAGTATCCAGATGGAATGCGAAAAGCAATGGCTAAAGCAACATACCATGAAGAGATTGATTGTATTGTAAGCTATGAGAATCGAAATAAGTTTATTACTAATCTGGCTCTCGATCAAAGCGGAAATACTCTTGTCTTATATAATTTGGTGAACAAACACGGTAAAGTTCTATATAACATGATAAAGGATAAGTCCACTAAAAGAAATGTATTTTTTGTGTCAGGTGCTGTGAATGCTGAGGAGCGAGAACGAATCAGAGAGTTAACTGAAAAAGAGAATGGTGCGATTATCGTAGCTTCAATGGGTACGTTTAGTACTGGCATCAACATTAAAAATCTTCACAACATTATATTCGCTGCTCCTACTAAATCACAAATTAGAGTTCTTCAGTCGATTGGTAGAGGATTAAGGAAGTCGGATAGTGGGCAATCAACGATTGTTTATGATTTAGCAGATGATATATGCTGGAAAAAACATAAAAACTATACGCACAACCATGCTATAAATAGAGTTAGAATATACGCTAAAGAGAAGTTCAACTATAACATACACGAGGTACCGATGCCATGATAAACAATGATGAATTCCTAATTACTTACAGATTGGTCGATGGCAGTTATGTCATCGCTGAAGAAGTTGATATGAATGAAGAAGCAGGAGTGATTTATGTCATATCTCCGCTCGAACTTATTAGAAGTTCAGAAGGTGTTAAACTAATTCCGTGGATAGTAGGAGAAGATGATGTTGCAATTGAGTTAAACGCTAATAACATTATAGCTAGAAGTGAAACAACCGAAATGGTGTCTAAATACTATTATAAGTATATCGCGTATAAT